TCACGCAAATACTGTAACTCTTGGCTCATTTGCTCCATCTGTCCCGCCATCTGATCCATCATGCGCTGGGCTTGGATAACGCTAGGATCAACCTTTTCTCCTTGCGCTGTAGGCTGTAGCTCAGGTGGTAGCAGCATTTGCAAACGCTTAGATATTTCTTCTGCTCCTGGCCAATCCATATTCTTCATCATCAGGTCACCGATGGTCTGGAATAGGGTCGGATTAGCTTGAGTTAGCGCTAGCATCATGTTAGCAGCCTCATCACGCTTAGTAGCATAGCTGGGACCGCTATCACACACTACATCATACTCACCTACACCGATGTTGTAGATGCTATCAATCTCAGGGTTATCAGTTCCCATAGAGGCTTGTGGTTGATTGGGGTCAATCTGTACTTCGCGTGGTGTACCGTCTTCACCCAAGATACGCAGCACTCTAGCTCTATCGTATATTTTAGGAATCATGTCCAAAACCACTCTACCGACCTGTCTAATAGAGCGGTTCAAGTTGTCTTGGTAATGGAAGTTACCGACCTCTGATTGTTTCTGACGTAACAACAAAGCACGTCCAGAAGTCTCATTAGACTGAGCACCCAGGCTAGGTTGATAAATACCCATACTCTGCATGATGTCATTTTCTGCTAGTTGCAGAGCTTGCATGATGGCTGGGCTAGCTTGTGGGGGCATAGCACGTTGTGGTGCGCCCACAGGTGTACCAGCAATGCTAACAGGGTCATACTCAAGATATGCAAGGGATTCTTTGTTAGCACGTCCCCAATTGGGATCACTCTCAAATTGCCCAGATACACCGATAAATGGTGCTTTAGGTGCCAACGCTACATTCTCAGCGTTAGCGCTCAAATAGTAGTTGTAGAGCCTCTGAGCGTCCTTAGCATTGCGTACAAGGCCAGCCCTGTAACACTTACCTTGTAACCAGATTTCATGCCCAATAACAGGAATGATAGGAATGTACTTGGTAGGAACCTCTGTGCTTTCTAGCACCTTGTCACCAACACACTTAGCCCACATACAACGCTTGATGAATGTAGAGCGTGTCTCACCTGATTCTGGGTCTTGTATTTCGGCTGGTTCATGCTCTATCCAGTAATACTCGGCGATGCGTACGCTGTCTTTAGTGTACCAGCCCTGCATGTCACCATTACCGGCTGCATCGAAGTTAGTCTCGTCTACGTCTGGGTATAAGCGTCTAAACTCTTCCTTCGGAATTTCTTCGGCTAGGATTGCCCAACAAGCGTCCGATCCATCCGGGGATTTAGAATGAGGATCATAGTAAACTTTGAACGGATCAGGAATGCGGTCAATGTAAATTTCTTGGTCGAAGCTAGTATCACTAGACCAATCATTCCTGACACGTATGTATCCCAACCCAGTGTCAACCTGCCATTCAACAGCTGTGTCGTACGCGATTGCAGCATTACTATTATCCTGTATGTGATGAACCAGCCCCATCAAGACTTCGGCTGTCTCTTGGTCAGCACCGCTGTTAGACGGACGGATACGAATACTCGGCGTATTCTGTCTGATCTCATTGACTACACGATCACGGAACTGCAACAAGCGATTGACCACCAGCATAGGACGCTCTTTACCGGGGCGATTGCGGTCATATTTCGCATATTCCGGCCACTGATCACCTAGACGTGCAAAGCGTACGTCATCTAGCCGCTCTTGTCTGTTAACAGCCTCAAAGTCTACAGCCTGTTGAAAGCGTTCACGTATCTCCTTGAGTAGCTTTTGCTCAGGATCGTCACCAGTGCCACCTAAGGATTCCATTACTGCGTCTGTGTCTAAATTAGTCATAAGTCTCTCTCGTTAGCTCATCCAAGAACCAGCACCTTGATCTAGGTTGCGTTTGCGCTGGATATTATCGTTTCTCATTGAGTCAACAGCCGTTGCAAGATACCGGAATGCGTCAGCACCGTGACTATATTCATCGTGCAATGGGCTAGTTGGCTGATTGGTTGTAGCGTTGATAGAGCGCCTATAACGCTTCAGACACTCCTGTAATCGTGCTGTTTTTTCTTTGTCCATCCATACACGCGGAAACAGTAACCTGCTCAAGCGTATACCATGCTCTACGTCACCGATGGGAACGATCTCAACAGACCATCCTAACTGCGTCATAATTTCTGCTGCTGACTTACCTGTACGATAGTCTTTGCTAACAGCATCATGCGGTAAGTATACCTTACCCCAATTATAGTTGCGCTGTCTGAGCGTGTTACTGTACCAATCCAGCGTCTGATGGGATTCTTCGATGTAATCAATGATGCGGGCTTCTGATCCTGACTTTTGCACCATAATAATGGTCATAGCGTCATTCCATCCTAGGTCAAACACGCAATGTGTTTTAAGGACTGGATCATGTGATACGCGGGTAATTCTGTGGTCATCAATCAAAGCCTGGAACTCGTCAGCATAGATAGCCCCGTCAACGACTGTTTTAGGTTTACCTTCCCATATATTGTCGTAGTCCTTAGGGTTATGAGCCTTACAGTGTAAACGCTCCTTATCGAGGACCTCAGGAAACCAAGGATTATCTGACCAATTGATCTTGAGTAGCAATGAATCGTCCGGTTTGTTTATGACAAACCTGACGTAAGTATCATCTGTATCGAGGTTTGGATTCATTGATACCCAGATTTCAGAGTCTGGCTTACGAATAGTGGGGATCAAGATATCCCAAGACTTTTTAGAGACTGTTTGTGATTCTTCAATCCAACATCTATCGCAGCCCTCAAATGACTTGATAGATTCAACAGTGTGACTAGCTAGGCCAGCAAAGGAAAAGGTTGTACCGTTTAATCCTCTAATCTCAGACTCAGTGATTGTATAGAAATAGCCAAGCCCAAGAGCTTGTAATTGATCGACCAGTAGCGTGTGCACAGATTGCTTAATGGATTTTTGAACTTCACGTGCACAGAGAATCCTAAGCGGACGTTCAGCACCTTGAAGAAGCAATGCACGAGCAAACGCCCAAGACTTTCCTGATCCTCGTCCACCATAAGTTATTTTGTACCTGTAAGGCTCAAATATTCCTCGCAGTATCGGAGGAAATTTAGCAACTGTTTCAGTCTCCAAACTTCACCCTAACAGCGTGTTGAATAGGTCCACCATCTGAGCCAGTTACTTGACTCTTTATTTCAGACGGGATGACCTTAGAAACAAGCGACAAATAAGCCTTGGGATTATCGATCGCTTGCTTTTCTAGATAGGCTTGACCACCAACAGCATCAAGAGAAGCTATCAGCATGTTTCTAACGTCTGCCGTTGTTTTGTTTGGAACGCCTTTGACTCTGCCTTTGCCAGCATTAGGTGGCCGTCTAACAGCACTTCCTTCTACTTTGCTGTTTTCACTCATCTTGATCGTCCTCCACGTGATATGCCATCAGCAATAGCTCCAAAAGTGGTTTTGGTGCGGTTTTAGCGTTCATTAAATCAGCAGCTACTGATTCATTACTAGTGAATTGAGCCGGCACACGATCTGTTGAATTTGCTGCGCCTGGATTATCAATGTCACTCATCATCAGACCTCTCTAACCATTGATTGCAACTATGATCAGCAGACACCTCAATCGGTTCTTGAAAGTGATCTAGTGCACAGTTTCCTAAACGATACTCAGTCCTAATAATGTCATAAAACTCGCAATACTCGCAAGTCTTATGGATTATGTTTCTTGATTCCATCTTCCTGTCTCTTGATTAGCGTAATCACAGCAAGAATGTTCCACGCTGCATGATACAAATGATCAAGCCCAGATTCTTCATCAACCCCATCACTGAGCAAGTGTCGCCACATAGCATCATTATATCTTTCTATTGCGTTGTCAACTAACAGCCAATTCCCGCGAGTATATTTATTTGCGCCGAACGTACCGACTTTCATCACCTCATTCAGTGCTGGTGCAAAATCTTTAAGCAATGATGCCATCACCTTGTTATCATCATGCTTGTAGCCGAACTCTTGTTTATCGCTCATTGCTTCATGTATATTGAGCTAGTGACAGGAATTGAACCCGCAACCTGCTGATTACAAATCAGCTGCTCTACCAATTGAGCTACACTAGCGTTAATTGTTATGCCCAGTCCAATGCTTCAGACACTACCGGGAACTGTCCTATAAATATCTCTTTAATTGCTTCAGCAATCTCTCTATGCTCTAACTGTGTATCCTTGTGTGTACGTAGCTGTATGTAATGTATCCAGCACCTAACATCCCCTGTCATGTACATTTTAGTCCCTACACACATAGGCAGTATAGCTCTTGCACACTCTTTAGCTATTCCAGCAGCAATAGCTGCTTCATAAATATGGAATGCAGCATCTGTGAAATCCTTAACGGACTTCTTCCAATCAGCTTTAAAGTCATCATCAAACTCATCAAGGCTATTCTGACGATTCTTTACGTCTTGTTTCCTTGGATCATACACATGAACTGTTGCCGGCTCCGCATAACGCTGACTGAACTCTTGAAACTTAAAGCTACGATGACGCAATATCTGAGCAGAAATCATTCTGCTAGTTTCAATCTCAACAGTCATTGTTGCATGTTCCAGCACACTCCAATGACCATGCTCAATACAATATTTTAACAGCTTTGCGTAATCTGGGTTATCTTGGTGTGGACTGCTGGCCCTAGCAATGTACGCCATTGTCTTTTCAGCTTCAGGTGTACAAACAATCATCCTAACAGACATTAGGTTTCCTCTTTTACAAATATACCATCACTGGTTAAATGTCCTTTTCTGTCCTTGATCACGCTGTAGGCGTGATCAAGACACTCTAGCATATTCAGGTGCAAGAAGTCAGCACCGATGATCATCGTTACCAGAATGTCTCCGTAAGCGTCTCTAGCCTCTTCCTTGTCACCCTTGCTTAATGCTTTCAAGAGTTCAGCACATTCTTCAGCGGTCTTTATGGCCTGGGCTAACGGGTTGCTGTTAGGAATGATCTGTCTTGCTTCTGCCCATCTTAGGACTTTTAACTCTAATGTCTGGAATGATTCGCTCATTGCTCTAATCCTAGTGTCTATAGTTATCGTCATCAGTTGCTTTCATTATTAACAGCATTGCAAATGCAACCAATGCCGCAATAATAGTTAGCGATATAAATAGCTGCTCTCCGCTTATTGATTCTTCCATTGCTCAATTACACCTATTGTTTGTCTAATCTTCATTAGCGCCATATCAGGTATTTCATTATCAATTGACTGGGCTATGTGATGAAACTGCTCAATCAAATAATTACGCTGTTTTAGTGTGTCAGCGTTCTGCTGAATAGATTCATCATTGTTCCACCATTGATCAAAGTTACTCATTGATAGCCCTCATTGCTGTTTTTATTGCTTCGTTCCACTGAGCGTAGTTATCGTCATGTATGTACTTCACCATAATCGCCGTCATCCTCTCCCGCTCCGTTTCTTGTGCGGCTTGCCATGCTCCTTCCGAAATGAATCTGTCCCCAGCATCCAGCGCCATGAGGCTCGTTTGTTTTTCCCACCAATCTTCAAAGTTCACGGCTTACACCCTGATTGTATTTTTGCTAGTTCTATTTGGGTTTTGTTGTAATCACTAAAGGCAAGCCCTCCAAAAATTACTATAAGCGCTACAAAGGCAAAAGCGGCTTCGTCACTCATCATTCCTTTCCCGTTGCTTTACTCAAATTAGGCGGTCCCCGGTAGATTTTTGATCGACTTCCACCCAAGGATAAAAGTAGATTGCCGAGGACCGTTGTATGGCGGGTGACAGTCGTTTTGTTGAACCGTTAAAAAAAGGTTCCTGTCACCCATGATCTTTGGTTGTCGTTTTATTCCTGCAACCACAGGACTTGCTGCGTTTACTACATAGGTTGTGCAGTAGGACGGAGCGTATTGTACCACAGTCACATCTGACAACAACAGCCCTTGCTTGGACAGTCCTCCCATTCTTTACGTAGTCCACAGGCTCAGATTCACCAACAACAGTCCAGTGGCTAAACACGCTACCATCTACCTCTAATCGTTTACCCACGAAGTCTACGCTCCCTGTCTTGGGGATGGTGTGAAGGTAACGGACACCACCACACCCACTGGCTGTCTGGATACCAGACCCCAATAGTAGCGGCTCCTAAATTTGTTTTCCATAAACACTTAGCGTTCTTAGGAAAAGCACCGTCCTCTATGTGCCGCCAATAGGGTTTATATTCTGATACGTGCGTCATTTCATCTTGCATACTGTCACTATCACTCCACCGTCTTTTATAGGTTCACCGTAAGCAGCAGCAATCCGCTTAACCTGCTTATCATCCTCAATACAGGTTCCTTGTATAGCGTCTAGCAACACCTTGAGACAGTTGTCTAAGTCAATGCAGACTTTGCTGGCTATCCCGGCTGCTGTTAGCTTTGGAAGAAGCTGTATTGTAACTTCAACATCGCCAGCATACAACTCGTTACAGGTGATCCCGTTGTACAGGTCCTGTTGCTTGCTGGCCTCCTTGACGATCCTCTTGAATGCCGTTGCTTCCTTGCTGGGTACGGGTCTTCCCCTGAAGGTCCTCCAATAGCGATTGGTGGAAGGGGGGTATGGAAGGTGCAATTGGATCAGTTGCATGTTGACAGCCTATTAAAGATGTGATTAGAATAGCACCACTGTCGTGATGACAGCAAATCATAGGCATACGGCGTAACGCTCGCACGCAG